GTGCAGCTCCACACGGCGGCGGTGGGGAACGCGAACACGGACGCCGGGCTGAGCCCCTTCCAGTTCACGATCGACGCTGCCGGCGTGAACTCCACCTGGCTGACGTGCTTCTCGTAGGTGTCGGTGCCCAGGGTCAGCACAACGTCCTTGAGGATGATCGGTTCGACGGGAATCTGCGTCATGGCTGTTCCTCCTGGGTGGTGACGGTCACGGTGACGACAATCGCGTGATACGCGTCGTCCTTGACGGCCGTCCGGGTGGCCGTCGTCCAGGTGAGCGGCTGCGCCGCGTCGAGCGCGTCCAGCACGGTAGTCAGCGTCTGCTCGAGCTGGTCCTCGACGCCCTCGCTCTGCAGCGGCGTGAGGATGCCGAGCCACAGCGCCCACTTGCGCATGCGCGCGATCCCGGCCGGCTCGATCTCCTGGACGCCGAGCGCCAGCGTGGGGCCGCTGATCTGCTCGGGCAGCCGGCCGTCGACGATCGGCAGCTCGGTGCCATTCAGGGCGTCCTTGACGATCTGGCGAGCGCTCACCCGAACACCGGTGTTCCCTGCCGGGGCCGCAGCAGCTGCGCCACGGTGGCGTCCAGCGGCCGCACCCGGATCGCGGCGCCGTTCTCGCCGATGCCGACGACGTCGGTCTCAGACCGGGACGCGCCGAACAGGTCGGCGGCGTGCATGATCTGCGCCTGGACGTAGCGGGCCGGCGGCGTCTCGTCCTCGGCCAGCGCCGGCGCGTACATCACCAGCTGCTCGTAGGCGGCGGCGAGCTCGTGCTGGACGGTGGCCGGCGCGAGGTTGACCGAGTCGGGCCAGAACTGGGCGATCAGGTCGCTGTCGACCTCAACCCACCCGATCACCTCGGGCTCCGGGGTGGGTGGTGCGACCTCGTCCCACGCGGGGTTCGCCGGGGCGATGAAGCGGGACGTGTAGCCGCCGGGGTTGTCGGTCAGGAGGAACGTGCAGCCGTCGGCCTCGGCCTGGGCCATCACGCCCTCGTCGTTCTCGGTGCTGGCGCCGGCGGCCAGGCCGGCGGCGAGCATCGTCGCGACGTGCGCGCGGTGGGTGTTGTAGGCGCCGGGCGGGACGAAGCCGAGCACGACGCCGGTCGCGGCGATCCGGGCCGAGAACGTCGCCCAGTTCGCCGCGGTCAGGCCGTAGCAGCCGATCATGCCCTCCCAGCCGGCCTCGCGGATGCTCTCGCCCTGGAAGTCGTTGGTGCTGGTCATCAGGATGACGCGGTCCTGGTATTGCTGCGGCAGCGCCTGGAGCACCTCCAGGGTCGGGCCCATCGCGGCGACGTTGTCGGGCACGTACATCTGCACGAGGACCCGCGTCCAGTGGTACGGCTCGATGGCCTGCAGGTAGTCCCGCAGCGTCGTGATCCCGGCGGCTCGCAGCTGCGCGGTCGTCATCGCCGAGACGGTGCCGGTCGCGCCGAGCGGGCTGGTCCGGTCGATCGTCTCGTCGTGGCACAGGACCGGCTCTCGCGCGGTTGACCAGTCGGAGGGGTTGCGGGCGTCGATCTCGACGCCGTTGATCTGGTCGCCGTGCGTCGAGACGAGCAGCGACGCGCCCAGCTGCGACTGCTCCAGCACCTCGGGCATGTCCTCATCGATGCCGCGGTGGCCGATGCACAGCATGTCGGTCTCGACCGGCTCGGCGGCCGGGACGATGACGATCATGTAGCCGCAGGCGGTGGCCACGGCCCGGTCCGAGCTGATCGTCCGCGTGCCGGTCGCGCCGCCGGCGGACAGCACCTCGGTGGCCAGTGCGACACCGGTGCTGGAGCTGGTGCCGCTGACGATGACGGCATGCCCGCCCAGAGTCAGCCCGGGGCCCATCGTCAGCGCGGCGCCGCCGACACCGGCGCCGGTCTGGACGTAGGCGAACGCCGCCAGGATGCCGGGCCCGGACGGGATCACCTGCGGCAGCACGACGTCCTGATCGGTGTTGATCGGCGAGCGCCAGGCGCCGGAGAACACCTCGAAGTCGTCGGGGACGTCCGACCAGCGTTGGCAGACGATCGCGCCGCGGCCGGCGCCGCCGGTGGTCCCGATCGCGTACGAGGCCGGTTCGGAGCCGATCGGGCCGACGCGGCGGGTGTAGATGCCGGACGGGCGGCGGGAGTCGGCGGTGACCGCGTACGCCGGGCCCTGCCGGTCGAGGCCGGCGTCGGGAACGAGGGTGGTGCCGCCGGGTGCGTTCTGGTGGATGACGGCGAACACGAGCAGGTCGCCCTCGACGGCGTTCGCCGGACGGGCAGCGGAGACGGTGGACCCGGCGGCCACGGTGCCGGTGGTGACGTTGCCTGCACCGGTGTGCGCCTGCACGGTCTCCTCCTCTCGCCTGTCGTCGGTGGGTGGTGCGCCCCGGGCCGCGCCGCGCGGCCACCGCGCGGCCCGGGGAGCGGGTCAGGCGGCCGGGTCGTAGGTGACCTGGCGGACGCCGGCGGTGTCGATCACGCCGAATGCGCTGTACCCCCAGATGGCCAGGTCGATGTAGGCCACCCGGTATTCGAACGTGAGCCGCTTCGGCGCCGACGCGGCGCCGTAGACGCTGCCCTTGTCGAAGAGCCAGCTGTTGGACGAGCTGGTGGACGTCGCACCCGCCGCCCACGACGGGTAGGCGCGGACGCCGTGCACGTTCATCTCACCGAACGCCGGCGCGGCCTGGCCGTTGGTGTTGGTCGGACCGAGGATCGGGAACAGCGGCCGGTCGTCGGCGCCGACCGCGTCCACCAGGGCTTTGTAGAGATCGATCTGCGCGGCGAACTGGTCGAAGGTGAACCCGCCACGCACGAACTGCAGCGCGGCGATCGCGGCGGCCAGCTCGCTCGACAGCGCATCGTCGGCGGCCGCCGTGGTGAGCGCGATGTCGGTGATGGACCCGACCGCCGCGGTGAGGGTGGCGATCGCCTTTGCCTCCAGCGCCTCGTAGAAAGCCGACTCCATCTTGGCCCAGATCAGGTTGCTGACCTGCGGGCTGCCGCCCATGTCCCAGACCTCGCGGGTGATCTCGACCTTGCCGGAATGCGCCGTGGGCGTGATCGTCTGCGAGGTGAGGGTGAACGATCCGGCGGTCGGCTCGGTGCCCTCGGTGTGCGCGGAAACCAGCGTGGCCGAGCTGTTGTACTTGGGGATGACCAGCGGCGTGACGTCGCTGATCGTCTCCTTCCGGAACGCGTCCCACACGGGGTACTTGTAGGCGCGCTGGTCCACGTACAGGTCCGGGCGGAACCAGGTCTGATCGATCGTGGCCTCGTTGACGTCGCCGCTGTCGACGTCGAAGGCCAGGCGGCGCGCCTCGACGGTCTCGAACCGATCGCCCATGAACGCCAGCACCCGGTCGTTCGCTGCCCGGTCGCCGTCCCGCAGCGCGGCGAACAGGTCGGTGCTGAAGTCGTGCGTCCCACGCCGGATCGAACCGGAGCGGTCCACCACGTACGCCGGCGCCTCGTTCACCTCGGCGCGGCCGTGGTGCGGGCTGACCGGCGTCGGGCCGCCGCTGGCGGCCGGGGTCAGGCCGTAGGTCTGCGCGATCTGCGCCATGAACGCGTCGGCGTCGAACGCCGGCGCCGTGTCGGTGGTGGTGGTGGTGGTGGTCGAGGCCTCGGCCGGGGTCGCGCAAGGCGTGCCCGGCGCGTGGTTCTGGCCGCAGTTCGAGCACGGCATAGCGGTTCCCTCCTTGGTGGGGTCGTCCGCGGACGCGGCGACGGTGTTGACCCGGGCGTCACTGAACGCCGGGACGGGTGTGAGTGCGATGTGCTCCAGCGGCACCGAGACGGCGTGCTGCACGCCGGCGCGCTTGGTGAACCTGCCGCCGACGCCGACAGCGATCGACAGGCCGTCCCAGACGCCGTCCTCGGCAAGTGCGAGGGCGCGGTCACCCTCGGCGCCGCGGGCGACCTTGAAGCGGGCCCACAGGCCGGTGTCGTCCTCGGTCAGCTCGATCGCCTTGCCGATCGCCTGCCCGCGGTCGTGCTCCATGAGCAGCTTGACGCGGCTCGGGTCGGTCCAGGTGAGCGTCCCCTTGGAGAACTGCCACCGTTGGCCCGCCTTGCTCGCTGCCACGCCGTACGGGACGGCGAGGCCGTAGATCTCGCGCTTGGCGGTGTCGGCCTCGAAGCAGCGGCGCTGCTCGTCGGTGTCGAAGCCGAACAGCGCGGGCGCAGCGTCGAAGGTGAGGGCAGGTCGGCTCATGCTGGCCTCCACGGGCTCAGGGTCAGGAGTGCGCTCGGGCGCCGGCGCGGCGGTGACCGTGGGCTCGGGCAGCTCTTCGCGCTCGAGGATCTGCGGCACGTCGGTGATGCCCAGCCGCAACGCGACCTCGTACGCGGCGAAGCGGGATGCATCGTCGGCGCGCAGGAACCCGGAGTAGTCCGCGCGGACCCGGTACCCGCGCGGGGTGATGTCCGGCATGGACAGCCGCTCGGCGATCGCCTCGACGTAGGGACCGAGGGTGTCCTGGATGCGGGCCAGGCGCCGGTCTTGCATGTTCGCGTAGGTGCGGCTGGTGGTGCTCACGCCCAGCTCTTCGGGGTCGACGCCGATGATCCGGGCCAGCTCGAGGACGGCGTGCTGCCGGGCCTCGCCCATCTGCAGCTGCTCGGGGCTCCACTGAATCCTCTCGTAGGCGAGATTCTGCGGCACGTACCCGGTGGCCTTGCTGCGCCGAGCAGTCGCCCACCGCTCGAGCGCGGCGTCCACCTCTTCTTGCTCCAGCTCGTACGGCACGGCCGGGTGGAAGTAGCCCTGCGGCATGGGGTCTTTCGCGTAGTTGTCGGCCGCGGACGACAGGCGCAGATAGGTGCGGATCGCTCTGGCGCCGGAGGTCAGGATGCCGTCGTTGGGGGAGTCGAACCGGATCAGGTCGCGTTCCTCGGTGTAAGTCCAGCTCATGCCCTGCACGCCGTTCGCGCCGACGTACCAGCGGCCATCGGGGAACAGCCGGACCGAGGTCGGCTCCAGACGAACGACGCGCCGCGGGTAGTCGCGGAAGTCCCGCTCGACCACGCGCCACCAGCCGACAGACTCGAACAGCAGATCTTCAACGAGCCGGGTCATGGTGACCGAGCGGGCCAGGTTCGCCTCGGGCTGCTCGAGCAGGCTGGACAGCTGAACGACGTTCGTCGTGTCGAGCATTCGGAACGGGAGCTGACCGATCGTGCCGGCGACCAGATCGCGGCCGCGCTTCACAGCCGGCACCTGAATGGCCTGGGCTCGGCTGACCTTCGGTGCCGGCGCGAGCTGGGCCGAGTCGTCGTCGGACGACGTGGTGAAGCCGAACACGGAGACGTCGACGTCGCTGGGCAGCTGCTCGACGCTGTTGACGCTGAACTCGGGGCCGGCGGCCGCATCGAGGGTCAGCCAGGACAGGCCGAGCGCGTTCAGCAGCCGGTCGAGGATCACGGCCTGAGCATAGTTGGACGCTTGTCCAACTCGGGTGTCACGCCGCGCGGCGACGCGGCAGAATCCGCTCGACGACGACGTACGCGGCGGCCGCGGCGTAGGCGGCATCTACCGGGCTCGCCGAGCGGCGGGCGAACTGCCAGCCGTCGCTCCTGGGCAGCTTGTTCGCCGAGGTGATGTGCGCGGTCAGGGTGTCGTCGCCAGAGTGCCGGATGTCGCCGGCGTGAATCGCGGAGGCCAGCGCCGGGCAGGCCTCGGTGGGGGCGATGGTCTCGACGTGGCAGCGCAGCCGGCGCATGGTCGACTCCAGCTGCCGGGCGGGCCCGTCGGGGAACCACCCGACAGCGGCCGCGCGGGACTCCTTCACCAGCCCGGGCAGGGCCCGGGCGAGCGCCGCGGCGCCGTCGCCGTCCCAGAGCATCCCGAGCTTGACGGTGCGGCCGTCGTCGGCGCGGGCCGCGGCGACCACCGAGGAGTGTGTGTCGTCCGGGTCGACCTCGATGCCGAGCATGACGCGGCCGCGGTGCTGCTCGAACGACACGGCGTCGCGGGCAGCGAGCCAGGCGGCTTCACGGACGGCGCTGTTCACGGCCGGCACGCGCTGGCAGAGCATCTCGACCCGGGTCACCTCGGGCGGGTCGTCGTCCAGCGAGGAGAGGATCACGCCGACGTCCATCGTGTGGCCGAGCGCCGGCAGCGAGTACGTGTAGGCCTGGAGGTCGGTCAGCTCGCACTCGTCCGGCGCGGACCACTCGAACAGGGCCGAGCTGCCGGCGTAATCGGGATCGGCGGCGTTCGCGCGACCGCGGTCCTGGAGGTGGTTGAGGACGCCGGACTGATCGTCGCCGGCGTTGCTGATCGGCCAACGCTGGGCGCGGCCACGGAACGCGTTGGTAGTCTTCGACAGGCTGGCCCACCCGTCCTGAGCGGTCCGCATGTGGCGGATCTCGTCCATGCAGAGCACGCCGTCGACGGACAGGCCGCGGCCGGCGTTCTTGGCCGCGGCCCGCACGCGCCACTTGCCGCGGTCGCGGAGCTCGAGCTTCGTGTCGTTGTTGTTGGTGAACAGGCCACGGTTGCGGGTGCACGGCAGGGCGTCCGGGTAGTGCTCCTCGAGCATCTCGAAGGCGCGCTCGAGCGGCTCGCGCGCGGTGCCGAGATCCTGCGCCGATCCGGCGCACAGCCGGCGCCCCAGCCAGATCAGGTTGAACAGCGCGAGGGCAGCGACGAACGTCGTCTTGCCGCACTGCCGGCCGACGAGCACCACAACCGTGTCGAAGCGGAACTGCCCGTCCGCGCGGAGCTCGAGCGCGTGCATCGCGAGCCAGCGTTGCCACGGCATCGGCGTCCAGCGCAGGAACTGCTCACAGAACTCGATGAAGTCCGGGCCGAGCGTCGCGCCGGGCTCGTCCAGGTCGCGCAGCGGCCGAGTCCAGATCCTCGGCTCGGCCCTGCCGATCAATCCCCCGTGCGGCGG